CAGCCGCTGCCAATGTAATAAAAACTGTTGATGTACCAGAAAGATTTAATAAAGAACCAGTAGAACTAGACGTTAAAGTTCTGCTTAGAGTTGTGCCGCTATGCGTATATGTGCCAGTGCCGATCTCGTAATTATTACCGCTCTCAATAACGTAACGCACACTATCACCATTGCTTACACCGCCATCGGCAAAAGTCCTAAACCCAGTTACAGCAGAACCAAGCGTAATTGTGCCTGTGCCTGTCGTAGTCGTTGTGACCTTTACTCTGTCTGCTACTTTTACCATTTACTAGCTCGGATCTGGTATGCCTATATCTAAAGCAGATATATCAAACTGGTTGCCACTATTGACCGACTGAGAAGCGTTTAACGCACCTGTCACTAACAGCCTTGAATTTGACGTATCGCTAATTGCAAAGTGTGTTGCTGTTCCTGTGCCTGTCACAGAAGCATCACTGATTGCCGCAAGAGTAACTTTACGTCCACCACCTGTTCGATCTGCTGGCGCACCAATACTAATACTGGTTGTGTTGCCTAGCGTATATGTAGATGTTGCCTGTGCATATGTTGTTGCCTCTTGGCTTGTAATATCAAATCTGTTGGCCTCAGTGTCCAAAACCGTCAATCCGTTATCAAGCACTCTGTCTGCTATACTTGCCATTAGTAACTCCTTATCTTCATTCTGCGACCAGAGCCGCTAGTTTTTGACCGTTCACTTTCTAAATTAATATCATTAATTGCCTTTTGATACAATGCCGCCCATGTGTTTGCGCGAGTGTCATCTTGCAAATATGGCGCTGAATGTATTAACGCCCCATACAAATAAGCGTCTGGAAAATTAGTTAAAACCCAGTTTGTAGTTGTTTGTGCATTTAACGTATCAATAGTTTCATAATAAAGCATTTCTAAAGTATAAGCAGCATCAGGCGTTGGAAACACCTCAATACTACCATCAAGAATAGCAAAGTTTATTGGCCTACCGCTTGTATTAAGGTTTTGCGCTCTAAGATTAGATATTTGAAAAGCGTTAACCATTTCTAAAGTATTAGTATCAGCCGTGTTTAACGACATACGAATAGGCTCTAAAAAATCACTAGGCAAAGCTGTGTATTGAGTATTAAGCTCTGCCGTAGCACGTTTTTCCATACGCCAGTGCCTAACTTCTCTATTCATGCCAGTTTCAGCAAGTTTAATAAAGTCAGGTATAACTGACGTTAAATCATCTCTGTTTAAAAAATCAGCTATACTAGCTTTTAATTCATCATATGTTGATAACGCCATCTAACAATTCCATCTTCTACGAGCAGCTTTGCCACGTTCACCTGTCCAGCCTCTGGACCTAGCGCAAAAAGACTTCTTACGAGCCTTTTCTTTTGCAGTTAAATTTTTCTTTTTTGTTACAGCCGTTTTTAGCTTCGACTTTGGGTTCTTCCTTCTATGTGCCGCAACACCTTTTGCGGTCATGCCAGCGCCTTCTTTTACCGTCCTATAGTTACGCCCCTTACCTTTAGTAGTTTTACGTATGGCTTTCTCGCGCTTTCGTGGCATTTTTAAAAAGGAGTTCCCGAAGCAACCATTCTGTCATATACAGATTTAGCCATTGGCAAGTCATTCATTAAAAAACTCATATTAGGATCGTTTTGAATTGTTTGCAAAAATCTACTAAATCCTTCTGGTGGGCCACCAGTAACACTATCAGAGCGAAGCTGACTAAGCCTACCAGCATTACGGCCTGATATATTACCGCCACTACCAAGTGGGCCACCTGTAAGGCTATTAAATTGCGCTCTTGAATCAACAGGCATATCATATGTTGGCCCCATAAAAGGATTAGATACTGGTTGATTAAAGCTCATTTCCTGTAGATTTCTAGGTGTGCTTCTAGGCTGAGTAAAACTCATTTCCTGAGCAGTCATCGGTGTAGGGGTTGGCTGAGTAAAGCTAATCTCTTGCAAGTTTTGAGGTGTACTACTTGGCTGAGTAAAACTCATTTCCTGAGCATTCATAGGTGTAGTGTTGGGCTGGTCAAAACTAGCTTCTTGAGCTTGCATTGCTGCTGCATTTTCTACAGAGGCTGGCCTAACTCTTGGTCTTTGCTGAGGAACAAAAGGCGAAGTATTAGGGCTAACAAACATACGCTCACGCTGTGAACCATATGGGTCAATACCAATTTGATTTAATACACCACTAAGAGGGCCACCAACAAACTCATCACCTCTTGTGTTTCTACCGCCACCATCAATCATATCTATAATAGCAGGAACATAGCGCTTATTTACTTCATCAAAGTAACCAAAGCTATCGTCACGATTGGCTTTTCTTCGGTTAGCAGCAGATGTGTTCTCGTATCTACTGGCTCCTTTTCCAGAACCTAAACCGCCAGTTCTTGCTTTAGCTCCACCACCACCACTTCTGCTTCTCATAGAAGCAAAATGTGCTGCGTGTGGGTTTTTCATGCCTAAAGCTTTGTAATGAGCCTCAACTCTCTGCATATGCTCTTCATTTGCCATTACTTCTTACCCTTTTTCTTTTTTCTTAATTTCTTTAAATCTGCACCTGTTATTTTTTTACGAGGTGGAGCTAAAGCCGCCAACTTTTTTTGTTTCTTGCTGTACTTAGAAAATGGCATTACTTTTTGCTTTTCTTAGTTTTTTTGGTTTTCTTCTTAGGACGCTTCTTAGCTGTCTTAGCTGCCTTTTTAAAATCTTCATCAGATGGCGCACCTTTTGCACCTTTCTTACGCATAGGCTTTCCAGATTTTCGCCTTAACCTAATATTTTCATATAAACCATGCTTGCGTCCGTGTGGCATTACTTCTTACCCTTCTTGGTTTTCTTAGTTTTTTTCTTTTTCTTAGGTGGCCTACCAACCTTAGAACCATAAGTTCCTTTTCCCATAGGCATGATCATCTCCTTTATTTTTTCTAGCACATACCACATTATGCAATTCCACGCAAATTGCGTTTTATCTCACCTCGCCAACTCGTAAATGCTCCAGATAATGCAGTTGCAGCATCACTAGCCATAGTTAAACAAAGCGCATCAGCCAAGTCGGGTGACGCTAATCCGCGCTTACGCATCTCATCTTTGCTTTCAGCCTTCATCTTGCCAGACGATGTAAAACTATACCGAATACCAGTTAACTCAGCCAGCAACTGATCATCTTTAGGCAACTTGCAGGCACGATCCTCAAACCAACCTTTAGTCTTAAACCATAACTCAGAGCGTAAATTTAGGTATGTCTCCCCCATACTAGGGGCTTCTGCAACATTAATACCTCGAACAGGTAACTCTAGCTCACGCAACCTATCTACAACACCAGAACCAAGCCCAATACTATCAACAAGTATCTCTCTAGGCCGCTTAGAAGGTAATAAACTCTCATATTCTGCCACAACACGACCAACAGTCTGCATTAAATCCAACCCAGACCAAGACCTAATTTCAGTCACAATAGAACCCTGCCGCTTACACAACGCAGTTTTGTCATTTCCAAACCTACTAACGTCCAAACCCCACACACTCGGCAAGTCATCATCACCCTCAACATCACGATGTATCGCATTCTCAACTAAGTGATACGGTATGATTGTGTCATCATCTGCTTGAGGAAACTCACCTAACACTCTGATTCTAAAGGCATTACTGTCTTCACCATAGCGCAGTTTCATCTCTTCGATAAACTCATCACTTACTAAGGGGCTATCAATGCACGACCAGCGCCTCGTCCACCAGCTATCAGCAAGCCTGTTTTGGCTTTCAAAAAACGTACCGCTAGACCTAGTGGGGTTGCTTAACATAATTGTCGTAGCATTGTGACCAGACATAGACCCAGCAGCAGCTTCAAATACTTGCTCAGGCACACCAGATGCCTCGTCTACAACCAGCATAACGTGTTCTGAGTGTACTCCAGCCAACGCCTCTGGCGTTTCCGCTCTTGAGGTTCTAGCTGAAATAAACATTTCAGACGGTGCAGATGTATGCTCAACCCTATCAGATTTAACATTTAGCACCGCCTGAAATGCAGGGGGTAACTCGTTTATCCATCTTTTCATTTCTGCAAACAAAGCATCAAATAGCTGGCTAGAAGTAGGAGCAGTCACAACAACCTTATTTGGATAATGCATCAAAAAATACCACAGCATAGCCCATGATGCAGCCGCGCTCTTGCCAGTTCCATGTCCAGAGCGAATTGAAATTTTTCTTTCTCCGTCTGCAATAGCCTGTAAAAACTCAGCCTGATAATCTAACGGCTCTAATCCAAGCACTTCTCTCACAAACAATGTAGGGTTCTTAGCATAGCGCTGGGCGAACTCTATCATCGTGTTATGAGATAGATCATTCATGGTCTACAACTTTCATTTTTCGCAACGCATCCAAGTGTAAATCACCAATATTAATCTGTATATTTTGCTGACTGCCTGTACCATACCGATTTTTATTCAAAGATGAAGCTATAAAATTATGTTGCTGCGCTAAACCCTTAGCAATACCAATATCAACCTGATTAACATTACCCTCAGCAACGTCACGATCACCGTTTAAAGCTTCTTTAACCTCAAGCTCTCGCCTATCTCTAATATCGTTAAGCATATCAAACGCAGCATCTGCATGAGCATCAGCAACTAAATGCTCTATTTCTCGTATAGCGTTGCCATACTTTTCATCCTTCATAAGGTTACGTCTAAAGTAGCCACGATCTAAGTTTAGCTCTTTAGCAATCATAGGAATAGTTTTGCCTGCTAATAATTCTTTCTGCAAAGCTTCAACGCCACCTCTTCGATCAAGTTCGGATAAAGCTTTTTTTAATTTTGGTTTACCAGCCATATTCTTTCCGCAAAAGTTATGTTTAACATACTACAATTATTATTTATTAATGCCTATAGGCATTTTAATAAATTAATAATCTTAAGTATAGGTGTGCATTATTAAATTAAACCCCTTAAAAATATAGAAAATATTAAAATATTAGCAAAAAAGCTGCAAAATGCTTAGGATTTTCAAATTCCTAAGAATTATTATTTTCCTAATAGGGGGTAGGGGGGTGTTGTGAGAAAGCATGAATAAAACTCAGGGAGGTAAATTTTATTAAAACAACACCCAAAAATATCATAGCACAATTTTTACTGTGTGGGAATGTAGTTATAGCATAGGTACGCCAGATAATTTTAATGGGGGGGGCTAAAAAAATGGATCTCGTTTGTATACAATTGTTTGCCATTGTTCAACATTAGCTCAAACAAGTACTAAGCAATACTTAAATGGGGTTAGGTATTTAGTTAAACATTATTTAAACATTGCAAAACAAAATTAAACCGATGTTTTGATTTGAGCATTATTTAAACATTGCAAAACAATGGCTTGCTTTTTGTATCGCATTGTATTATTCGCGCGCGCTCGCGCCTAACCTTGTGCTTTTGTATGTGTTCGGTCGATTTTTGGCACAATCCAAACAATGCCAA